CGAATCACCACCCTGGATATCACCATGGATGATGACGTTCGCCGCCGACGAAATACCGGATTCACCTTCAACCTCGATGAAATCCTGTACAACAATAGATTCTGTGATGAGACGCCCTGTGGCAGTGTTACCTATGACAGTGAGTGTATTTGATGCTGTGGTATTGATGAATACTTTATTACCGATGGACAACGTATCCGTGGGGTTCGTATTCGCTATACCCGCGGGGCTCGCACCAGTTGTTTGTAAACCATCCGACTGAATCGTGGACGTCACCACCATCGGAATCGCCGCGTCTGCGTCGAGTGTGATGAGNTCACCGACTGTGAGACCGCTATCACCTATCCGAAGACCCTCGAGAAACGCGACTCCGTTCGCATACAACACGTTACCTGTTGACGATACATCGTCGATATACACATTCGAACCCACAGATAAAGAAAATGTGGGAGAAGTGTTCGCGATACCTACATTATTTTGGGTGTACACGTCACCGAACACATGAAGGTTCACGGTGTTCGCACTGTCCAACGTGAAATTGGCAGTCGTTGGACCACCGAAAGTTCTCGAGAGTTTAAACGTATCATCCGTGTGAGTGTATCCCATGAAGATGTTCGACTCGCTATCTTGATCATGCATGAGAATAGCCATATCGTACGTGCCGTTGTTCCCGTCACCCATGAGAATGACAGCATTTGACACGACGAGATTATCAACACTCGTATACGCAGGAACCTCTGTGATGGCCAAATTACCGGTAATGTCTACGTCACCGAAAATCTGTAGGTACCCATCCTTCACGACTACGTTACCATTTTCAAAAATGGCGACGTTCGCACCCGTGTCTGGGGTAACCTCAGTTCCTACTATAAGTTGTGTACCCACAGTCGCGTTCGTAGAAAATGTGTTTCCGGTTACTTTCACAACATTCGAGGCATTTGCATCGACCGTAAATAAATCATTCGTCGTTTTAATCGTACTCGTCGCGAGAAGATTCGTCGTTTGTACATTACCTTGAACTGTGACAAGATTATCAAGAGCTCTGTTGATGACGAAACTATCTTCTCCAATTTGAAATTCATTCACAGGGTTATCTGTACCAATACCAACCTGTGTCGCAGTCAGACGAAATACATTCGTAAGACCTGTAAATTCAGTTCTTTGTACGTTTGCTGTGACTGTATTGGTAATAATGAGATTCGCGACTTCAATTTGATCGGCTGTGATTTCACCAGCATCGATACTCGCGAGACCGCTTAAGACATCGGACTCTCGTGGTGCAGCATCTAGACTCGATACGAAAATTTGATCGAACCGTACTGTTCTGCCCATCTATACATTAGTTACCGAATAAAATTCCAGCGAGACCGTTACGTATCCGAAGGACGTTATAGTTCACGGCAAACAACGAGAGTTCCTGAGATTCTGGTCGAAGGGATCCCTTCTCCGCACCATGTAGGGATAAAGTTGCATTATCTATACGACTAAAGTTACACGTCCCCGATGGATTATACTCTGAAGCGTTGAGACAGAAATGGTACGTGAAGTATCGTGTATAGAACGGAACTTCCGATGCTTCAGAAAATTCAGTGACGCCGTAATTGGACTTGTAATAGTTTTGTACAGTGTGAAAATAAAGTGGAGACATTCGTTCAAAAAGGTGTGTACCGTTGATTTGTAAATCAGCGGTCAAAAAGGTGAATCGATCATTCGCATCGTCTTTACTCAATGCAGGAAAACCCCAAAAAATGGATTTTACGGGGTGATTAAATTGTGAAATGTCTATGACGTTATAACCACCTTGATCAACTAGGTTGTTCGCTACGGTATTCATTTCAGTTTTAAACGTTTGAACCTGTGTGATGATCAAATCCATGTTTCGTTTGGTGAATGTCTCGCGCTCATCTTTGTCGAGGTAAATGTAATTACCGTATACGTTCGCCTTCTTTTCGGCTTCATCGAGACCTGCGATGTTCGCGTCATCGAATGTTATTCGTATCTCAACCTGGTGATGTTGTAGAGCGATGAGAGGTAAAAATGCCTTGTGGTCACAGAAGAAGAAATGGAGTGGGAGAAATGTGTGACTTGATGCAGACGTTTTGTTGTTCAACTCCTGCGACTTATTGTACGTATCTGCCAAATAATTGGTCCAGATGTCAGAAAAATAATCGTAATGCTGAGAATCAATCTTTTGGCCACCGATAAAGAGATCAATGGTCGAGTTGTAGAACAAGTTTGAAGCAATGGATGCATTTCTTGTTCCAGCCTCGAACCAAATACCGTTTATGATATCACCATACACAGGGATGACGATGGATGTATCCGTCGCGGTGATAGACTTTATAAACTTTGGAGCTTGAGAAAAGTTTGTGTGTCGCGTAAACTTCGTCCTAAAGAATGAATGTCCTTCGTCACTTATGATGTACGCATCTTGTACACCTTTAGAAACGAGTTGTATCAATGCACCAGACATTTATTAATTGTTCAGATTATAAAAACAGACACTTTCCCTGAGGGAAGTCTGGTTTCTCCTCGGCAACCTTTCCACGGATATTGAAGCCACCTTGTCTATACACTTTCATTCGCTTGTAATACATTGCTGTAAAGATGGACCAGGGATCATGTACGTCGTAGATGTGTGGATCGTTCTTCTTTCCTTTCGTCTCTCGCATGATTCGACCGATACTCTGGGTGATGTCTGACTTTGGACTCGCTAAGATGACCGTGTCGAGAGTGGGAATATCAAGACCTTCATGGGCCTGACTGAACGTCGCGAAGATGATCTTCTTTTTAGAGGATTCTTGGAGGGCNGCTTCTTTCATACCACCCATGTAGAGTCCGGATGTCTTGGGAAAACACTGGTGTAAAAATTCACAATGNTGACGACGATCGCTGAGAACAAGAAGTTGACGAGTACCGGCCGAAGCTTTCTTTACCAATTCGACCAACATCTTGTTTCGTTGACGATCTTCGACAAGTTCGGTAATCATGTTGGGCATGGAAATCTTTCCGTTTCGCATAGACGGTGGCGGGTTTCTGTAATTGGGTGAATCGAATACAATAGGAAACACTTCTACCTGTTCCTGGTTTTTTCGTTCAACGGCGAAAAACGTCGGACCCATGAACCAATGAAGAACTTTCGTGAGACCATCCTTCCTTTCGGGTGTTGCCGAAAGTCCGTAAATGTGTTTAGGGCAGAGTTTGAAAAGTGACTGACTAAACACTTTGGCACATATGTGATGGGCCTCATCTACGATTAGTGTTCCGATANTTTCAAAATCCGTGAACGAATACTCTTTGAGAGACAGGGATTGAAGCATCGCGATGACAAAATCACAATTGACTTCCTTCTTATCCTGTTGGACCACACCGATCGTCGCACCCGGGCAAAACTGTTGGATACGTTCACGCCATTGATCTGCCAAAAACTGTTTATGAACGACAATCATGGTTCGGTAGCCCAATTTACATGCGATAGCTAATGAAACCGTCGTCTTGCCGTAACCACATGGTAAAGAAAGGATGCCGTGACCTGCTTCAATTGCTGCTGCGAGAGCTTCATTTTGGTGAGTGGTGTCTCGGAGAGTTCCAGCGAACTTTGTTCGGATCCGAACTGGTTCAGGTCTTCGATCTTCTTTGGGTTCTCCAAGTTTAGAAGTTCCGTAGAATCTGGGAACACACACTCCATTCTTAGTTGGTCTGAAAACTTTGAAAGGCGGTGGAGGAAATCCATAGTCGCCATTGACGATTGGTCTTACCGTAAGTTCCTTTTTAATTTCTTGGATTGGCCCCGCGTTCACTAAGTAACCAGTCCTAGTGAGTGTCGTCATACTTATTTAAAGATTGTAAACTTTAAATGAGTACAAGATGCCTATCGTTGACGTTGAAGAGAACATTAAGAAGATCCAGATGAACATCGAGCAGTTGACCCAAGAAGTGTTTCGTCTTCAGGGTATGCTTTCCACGTTTCAGGGGTTTAAGAAGGGTGGTCTCACTCAGATTGACCTCCCTAACGACCCTAATCAGNCCATGGAGGCCCCCGCGGAGGAACTCGAGAGTATCCAAGAAAAGCCTGAGTAATTACCNGCATTCCAAACACCTTTGAAATCTACGACAACTTCCACTTCATCCCCCTTTACGAGAGACTGCACGGGTCGTCCTTTGACTTCACACATCACTCTCCTGTATCGGAATGGAACTTTGACTGTGAGCACTCGACCATCTAAGGGATCTTCTACGATTTCATTATTGATGAGATGTGTTTTAGATGTGTGCATGCGTCCTATGATATCCGCGACTTTTTGAGGAATCACGAACCGAATATACTTTTTAGAATTGTGTTCATAAAAGGGTTCGTGTATGTTCGCCACAAACTTCATATGTTATACACTATTAGTAAAACTATAAGTAGTACGAGCGTAAAGATGAGCACTTGTGAAACTAGAAGTGGCCGAAGTGGCTTTCTCGTCCCGAAACACATGTGACTGAGGGCTCTAGAAACCTCAACTGACGCCTCGATACTCGAATACGGTGTTTCACGAGGGGACATCATACCACACATAGCGACTTTCGAACATTTTCCGAAAAATGGGAGTTGTCCGTTGAGACTCAAAACACCGGAAGATTGAGAAAAGTGCCATTTATTCTCTTTCCATTCCGCACCCCANCCGATCCGGGACGTCACGGGTTTTGGCACCTTCAATTGTCGAATAACTTCTTCGATGAGCGTTTCCGGATCGGAACGCATCACATCTTCCCCGAGATCGCATATGACACACGAAACAGTCTTCCCGTCGGAAAGAACCTTTGGTTGTAAATTCCAACGTGTTTCGATAGCTATTTCCAAGTCTGATTTTATCGTGATTGGTTTGTCATAATCGAGAAGAATGTTTATGGCACCGTATGTACTCCGTCGCAGTTTCTCATCNGCGTCAGGTCCCCAATTATTACCGAGTAGGTTTAGGGCTGGACTATTATCGAGACACAAGAAAAGGAGACCATCATCTATGACTCGTTCACCTGTAAACTTGGCGAGGAACGAATCTTTTCCGTACTNGACATCGAGAAGTTCTGTACCGAANACGAAGTTCGCACCAGCGTTCATCACAGCTTCTTCCATCGCGTCACACATCACTTTACCCGATACACGTTGTGTGTACTTTTTAGAGAGCATCACATGATTCAGATTTTGTACAAATTCATGTGCGGACATGACATCCCACGTCACACCATCCATGATGAGTGGGAGGTGCTCGAGAATTTCTTTTGCTTTTGGTGTGAGTCCATGTCCAAGAACATCTTTCAAAGAAACATGTTTGTATTTTTCCGGACTCCAATACACTTTCGCGAGAACACATGAAAGTATCTTGTAATCTTCAAACTGTAACGTCTTGAAAATATAGTTCATTGCACCATCATCCTTTTCGGGTTCGAACATCGCGTCCCACTTGATTCCCATCTCGTCGAAAAAAGATTGTGTGTTGACGAATGCTCGATCGAAGACAATCCGGTGTGCATGGAGGTCTCGACTTTTCACCTCAGGTTCCCACCACGACCCTCCTGCCGACTGTTTTCGGTCATAAATTGTTACATCGTGTTCACCCGTTCGTAAAAGTTCCCACGCGAGTGACAGGCCCGTAGGTCCGGCACCGACGATATGAATCTTCATTCTGATATACTTATAGAAAAAAACCTCCGCAGGTAATAGAATGTTATGTGTTGCTCAACATGTACCAGTCAAAGTTCCAAGTAGGAAGTTGAAAACCTGGAAGTTTGCGGGTAAATTTCTATGGAAGAACGCCACTGTACAAAATAAATCTGAATTGGGTCGATGGACGAAGGAAGAACTCCTCGAACTTGGACCAACCTTTGTAAAATTAGGTCAAATCGCTTCGACGAGAGGGGATCTCTATCCACCAGAATTTACAAAAGAGTTGGAATCATT